AATTAAAGTAATCTTTATACAATTAACGGGAGTGAAAAATTCATAGAGGGGACAGACTCATAAAACCTGTCCGAGAGGTTGTAGCTGACGACCATAACAACAGCTATCTGAAGCTTATAAGGAGGACACCATAGATGAGACTATCGCCTTCAGATGTATCAATGGCTCTAGGACTACTACTGTCAGGCCTCAACTTGATTGTAATCACATTCACGCTTAGAGATAGGTTCAATGCTCCAGAAGAAGAGCAGAACAAGCGTCTTGACAAGTTAGAGGATGACATGAAAGATATCAAAGCGCGTCACGACGAAGACAAAGTTAGAATTACTCAGCTTGAAGATGCGCAACGCGTCAGTCTAAAGGGCCTAAGTGCTCTTCTAGCCCATGGCATCAATGGTAACAATGTAGACCAGATGCGAACAGCGCTAGATGAGTTGAATTCATTCTTGATATCTAAGTAACAACAATTGCCGGAGAGCCTGTTTAGGCCTCCGGTATTTTACTTCATAGGAGGACATCTCATGTTTGATTGTAAGTTATTTGTACCAGGAAACATACAGTGCTCATTGAAATCTTTTGAGCAATGCTCAAAAGATGAGTGTAGGAAATACAACAAGTGCAAACATTGCAAGCATTCTGATAAGTGTGTAACGCAACATCCATGTGCAACGTGCAACAATCTATATCAGAAGATGCCTGATCGTTAAGTTGAAAGAGAGGTTTATGTTATGGCAGATTTGACGCAATTAGGAAAGAAAGCAGAGGACAAGATCAAGGAATGGCTCGATAGGCCAGAAGATGGATACTGCTTCGACAGAATACCAGATCAGATGACAGGATTCTGGGGAAGCGACAACATATGTGACTTCACTCTATTCAAGTACCCAAACATGTATTACATTGAGAGCAAAGCTACTTATGAAGATAGATTCCCGTGGTCGATGCTTACTCCTACTCAGTATGACGGGCTCCTACAGAAGTCTGCAATAGATCACGTATTCGGATATGTGATTGTACTGTTCGCTACATATCAGCGTGCATTCTTACTCGATATCCGAGACATAGATGCAATGAATAAGGCAGGAAAGAAATCCATCAACATCAAGAAGATAGATAAGTGGGAGATTCCTTACAAGGAGATCAAAACAATCCCTAGCAGAAAAGCTCTTTTAGACTATGCTAAAGAAGATAATGTTCTTTGATCGTTATGTTAGTGCAAACTTATCGACACGCAACAAATGTTAGGAGATATAACTGTATGGAACAATTAGATGATTTGTATGTGAAGAATTTGATGATCATCGGTCATGATTGCATGACTAAGAAAGTAGATTTGACTCTGCCAGCAGAAGAGCTTATCAGGGAGTACGATACTCGCCTTGTTGCAGCTGCTGTCGGAGGAGAGCGAGATGGCAACACTACCAGACCACTAGCAATGCTAAAGTGGTTACATAGCACAGATTTTTACACTGCCCCAGCGTCGTCTCGATATCATGAGTCATTTCAGCACGGGCTACTTATTCACTCATTGCGAGTATTTAACGCAACTGTCGGTATGCTATGGACTGTTCCTTCATTCTCTGGTAAGGTAGTTCCGTCAGAAGCAGTATTGTGTGCACTTGTGCATGATTGGTGCAAGATCGGCTACTATGAGTCATATGAAAAGAATGTTAAGAATGAAGCGACAGGTCAGTGGGAGAAGCAAACGGCTTACAGAACGAATCAGCGAAACATCGCATTAGGCCACGGAGTAACTTCCATGTTCCTTGTTTCGAGATTCTTAGTGCTCAGCCCTGACTGCGCATTAGCGATTCGCTGGCACATGGGTGAATATAATGTAGCAGACAACGAAGTAAATGAGCTTCAGAAAGCTAACCAAGAAGTTCCGCTAGTTTATCTTCTTCAGTTTGCAGACCGCCTAGCATGCACCGATTATTTCAACTCTGATTACCTTGTATAGTTGAGAAGCGAAGAAACTTCCACATACTATATTAAAGTGAGGTAATAATATGCGTAGAAAGACAATTGTCAAGCCGTCTCACAAGAAAGTGATGTCTGCTACATACGTAAAAGCAGAAGATGACATGGAAGGTGAGATTTCCGAAGTCATTGACGACGTCGCTGATAACGTAGAGGATCTACAAGATACAATCGACGACATGCACGAAGACGACCCTGATATCGAAGTAAATAACAACATCGTAAACCACTACATAGCAGAATGCGACCATTGCCAGAATGTATTCATCTCTGCTGTTACTGAGTCATCAGAGGACATTGAGTTTGTAAAAGGTATTTGCCCTATCTGCAAAGAAGAGTCCGAGCATCGACTCAAGTGGATCATCAGGGAGGTATAGTCGCATGAAGATCATCGCAAGTAAGCGAGAAGGAGCTGTTCCTTCTCCGTACAACAAGTACTACAACGCAGTGGATCCATCAACAGTAGTTGAAGAAGCCGGCATCACACTCGATCAGCTAGCTAGTGCAGAGTCATTAGACGGATATGATTTCACTCATGTAAACTGGCTGCAACCCAAGGACGAATACAGAGAGAAGCTAGAGTTAGCTGCCCTCGATACTTTGGAGCAAGTGAAAGACGCTGACGGTGCTACTTACATCGGATTCGCATTGGGCGAGAAGTTCCTTCCAGTAAGCGTAGAAGAGATTGAAGATACCATCGGAGGCGATGAGGAGAGCGGATGGGAAGAGCTCGCTAGCAAGTCTGTATATGATTCAGATGGCTTCACTACCGATTACACATTATGGAAGTGGTTAGGTGACCCAGACGAGATGCCAGACCGAGAGATCTACGTGTGCATGTTCGGTGACAAAGAGCTGTATGGCCCGAATCAGGACTATTGCGATTACGCTACAGACAATGAAGAAGATGCTCGTGAGTGGTTCGATAACTACTCAACAGATGAGGATGGAAACATATTAGAGTCCACTTGTGTTGATGCATCTGTCGATACTGGGTCAAATTACTGGTATATGACAAAACACGGCCTTGGCCCTGGAATGATGCCTAACGATGTTAAAATTGTCGATCTCGTGGAAGATGGATGGGATACTTACCTGCTGCTTGACCGGATGCTTACAACAGAAGAGCTGAAGCTGTACGATATGAAAGAACAAGCACCAGCAGGTCGCTAGATAGGGGGTACGTATCACATGTATAGAGTAATACGAACAGAAGAGAGCTATCCAGTGTCAACTGATTTTGAATTCCGTACCAAGATTGAAGTTGCAGACGATTCCTGGGAGTATTTAGATGAGTCTGACGAATGGTTAAGCATCTACTTAGATAAGAAGGGTGACTACTATGTTGACGAAAACGGAGTCCGCCTCGGAACTGTATCTGATTTTGTAGAGGATCTCGATAATCTCCTCGTAGATATGCTGCCAACAGAAGACGGAACATACCTCATCTCAGGCTCAGGAACATTCAACTTCGCTGTAGCTGGAGTAGATGTAACAAGACGCGGATCCTCAGAAGACGATGAAGTAGAAGATCGTTATATTGATGACGCAGATGTAACATATACTAGCGGAGAGCTCGATGAGCTCGACGTCACTCGCGTATAGGAGAGCTATTATGAAACGAGTAATTTCATCAAGTACATTAGGTCCGCTTAAAGATATCCAAGATAACCTGTACGGCATTTTCACTGCACTTGATAGCAATGAAACCGTATTAGGTCACTTCGCAGATATCAACAGAAAAGCAGCACTCAAGCATTTAGCTGAATCAGGCAACGACGTTATCGCAAAGGTTGTAAGCACACGTGATATCGCATCTGAATTGAGCGATAGCGAGTGGGCCTTACCAGTTTGGCCTAGTTTAAAAAGACTAGCAGCTAGCCTATCTAAGTAGCAGAAAGAACACAACAAAGCGGAGCCGAAAGGTTCCGCTTTTATTTTGTGTAGATAAGCTGACCTCTACGAGTGGACCCACTGAATTTCATGCATAGACGCGAGAATAGTATTTGCTCTACTGAGTCCGGATAGCAGTATCCGACGATATTAGCTAGCCCGAAATATTCTATTGCCCACTTGAATAGAACCTGTGGCCCATCTAATACAACGTAGTAGGGGCTATCCTTAGCACCTAGAAGCTCAACAGCAAACTGCGGATTGTCTGACGGACCGAACGTCATCATACTAGCAAGCCTTCCTTTGTATACTAGCCCTAGCGAAAGGAGCCCTCTGTCGGCTACATCGTCCATGTGATTGTCTCTCCAAAACTTAGCAGCAGCGTGTTGACTCATCTTGTACTTCACACATCTAGCTGCAGATATCTCTTTGATCTCCTTGGGATGCGCATCTACAAATACAGGCCACTTAACTCCGTAGCGCATTTCTGTAGTCTCACTCATTTTAACCCTAAGATCACTTGACTGCATAGGATAGTCAACTCCATAATGGATCCGTACAGAATCGGCATGACGCATTTGCACTTCCTTCGACTGCATCGGGTGCAGAGTCCCGTACTTACTAAATGACGTCCTCCGTCTCTGCTCGCTAGAGCATTCTTTACAACACGGTCTAATCTTCTTTGTTGTGTTCCATACTACATCTTTTCCGCATATAGGGCACTTAGCATAGTGAGTCTTGTTACAGATAGTGTTAGCAGGATGCTTCGGTATAAACAACTCGCCGCATATAGCGCATCTCTTTGACTTCTGAGGTACTCCAGTAGGCATAGATATCTCCTCTCTTGATAGAAACATATTTATATAAGATTCCTAACAGACGGTGTCCTTATATATGACTGTAGCTATATCAAACAATAACCAGAGGAGGTATGATAATATGTCATTCAGTCCATTATCAATGGGTGAGTAGTGCCCCGCATATCCTGTGAAGGGTGTGTTGCCCTGCGTTAACTGCTTTGAACCCCTAAAGCTGCAGATGCTACAACGTAAGTAGAAATGCTAGGCGTGAATGCAAGGAAACTAGAAAGAAACTCTGCAGATGGCACATGGTGAAATAAAAGGAGCTACGGCTCTCCTAAATGCCTAGTTAAATGGGTCTTTAGCATCGACTTCCCTAAACAACTCAGTTTGCAAGGGAAACGTTCATCGACTATCTCCTGGAGGGAGAGTAAAGCCGCAAGCAAATGGCGGAAGAAAAATGCAGCTCTCAGCTATGCTGAGATGGACAACTAGTCAGGCCTTTATCGAAAGATAATTCTACATATGTAGAGCTAAGTGTTGCGAACTTAGTAGGAAATGAAAGTACTAATCACATGTTTGGTCAGGACAACTACGTTCCGCTAACTGTCCAGAATTTCGAGATCCGTGTATACAACATGGATGGAAGCTCACCAACAGAAAACGCAGATCTGTTGACTCTGTCTACAAACGACATCGGAGAGATCTCAGAGGAACAAGATACCATCACTGTACACTACGGAAATGGTGTCATCAAGTTCCCGTCTAAGACAACATTCAACGATGTTGATTGGACACTCAACTGCTATTGTGCACCTAACGTTTTAGGAGAGCTGCGCAAGTGGCGTGAGAAGGTTTATGATTCTAAAACGGAGAAGATGGGCTTGCCTAGCGAATACATGCGGACCGTCTATTTTATTCGTTATGATGGCCAGGGAAATCAACGTGACGTCATCAAGTGTCCAGGTGTTTGGATCAAAAACTTGACTAACGGAGCTATGAACCAGGAAGGCGGCCAGATCGTCCAGACGAAGGTAACTCTCGTTATCTCAAAGTGCATCTACTTGACGGATCAAGACCTGTAAGAATCAGAGGCTGCAGCTATGCGGCCTCTTTCTGTGTAAATCGTTATGTGATGAACTACTAACCGGAGGAATTTGCTATGCCAGTATCTGATTTCACAGGAGTGTATTCACTTGACACATTCGACTACTCTAACATCAATGAGAAGAAGAAGGCGAAGTGTGTAGCTTGTGGTAAACTTTATGAGCAAGTACGTCCGCATCAGAAATTCTGCAAGCGAGACCATTACTTGAAGTGCGTAGACTGCGGGGCTCCTGTTCTTCAGAAGTCAGATAGATTAGCATCTGAGTTACAGCTTAGATGCCATCACTGCATGGTCAAATACAGGTCGGATAGGACTAAGCAGGCCTTACTCGACAAATATGGAGTTGAGAATATTCTAGAGATTCCTGAATACAGACAGAAGGCAGTAGCTAGTATAAATGAAAACGAGATCTGATTGCAGAGAAGACCAAGCAGACCATGAAGGAGCGATACGGCGGGTACGGAACTGCGTCTCCAGTATTGCGGCAGAAGATTGAGAGCACAATGCTCGAGCGGTATGGAGTTACGAATCCAGATGACTTACCGGAATTCAGAAAGAAGATTTCAGATAGGCTCAAGAGTGAGGAATGTCAGGACAAGTATCGACAGTGTAGCATGGAGCACTACGGAGTTCCATATCCTGCACAATCAGATATCATTCAGCAACAGATGAGAAAGACAGCCTTCGAGCATTACGGAGTCGAGTATCCATCTTCGCTCCCTGAGGTGCAATCTAAGGTCAGAGCAACATGCATGCAGAAATTCGGAGTCCTTACAGCACTTATGCGGCCTGAATGTGTATCTCGAGCAAGAGAAGCTATCTTAGCTAAAACAGGACATCCTAAGATATCGTCTGTTAATCAGGCAGTTGCAGACGTGATTCATCAGATAACTGGATTAGATACAGAATTTGAATTGATTCTAAACATGAAGTGGTATGATATTCATGTCAAGGGCACACAGTACCTAATTGAAGTGGATCCATCATATACTCATTCGGCAGTACCTAACCACTGGGGAGGATGTGTTGACGCTGATTATCATAGGATGAAATCCAGAGTAGCACAAGAAAATGGATACACTTGCATCCATCTCTTTGATTGGGACGACACAGAAAAGGTTGTACGGGCAATCTTGTATCCTAGGTTAAGAATATACGCTCGGCAATGCAAGGTCAAAGAGATTGAACGGACTACGTCGCATGCGTTCATTGAAGAGAATCACATTCAGAACGATGTTCGCAAGGATGATGTGCGCATCGGGCTGTATTACAATGGCCGCCTGGTGCAAGTCATGACATTCGGTGCACCTAGATATACTAAGAAGTATCAATGGGAGCTTCTGCGTCTTTGCTCAGCTTCTGATGTTGCTGTCATCGGAGGAGCATCTAGACTATACTCGCATTTCATATCACATTATTGTCCGGAATCAGTTATCAGTTACTGCGATAGAGCGAAGTTTACTGGATCTGTTTACTCAGCTATCGGAATGTCACTAGACCATACAACCGAGCCTGCTAAAGTATGGTCCAAGGGTACTGACAAGATCACTGACAACTTGCTCCGCCAGCGGGGGTATGATCAGTTATTCGGGACTGACTATGGAAAAGGAACTGACAACGAGGAGCTCATGCTACAAAACCATTGGCTTCCTGTATATGATTGTGGGCAAGACGTCTACGTGTGGCACAGATGATATCGTTATGTGAGTAATCAATCGAAAGGGATGAAGAAACAGACATGGATACTATTCGTATTGTGATTACATATAATGACGTTTCTGTTAGTAGAGAGATTGCTCTTCCTGAGAAGTTTTGTCCTGAGGATCTTTCTAACTGGCTTGAAAATGATGCTGGTAAGATTTCAGAGCTTGCTGGCTTGTCGTTTTATCCGGATACAACAGATGACGAGGGTATTCATTTTAACTTAGAGCTGACGTTCGAATGCGCGCCTATAGGTGTATCGCTAGTCGATGCTATGGAGAAGGTCAATCAAGAGGTTCGAGAAAGCACGTTCGATGACGACATATATGAACTCAGAGCTTCTTTACGAGAATACAGCATGCACATGGCAGAGCTCGAAAAGAGAAACAATGAGCTACGTTTCATGCTTCCTGAAGTAAAGCGAGCAGTTGAAAGAGAGTGGTGCGCATCTAGAATATAGCGTACCAAGGAGGGGGAACACAATGAGAGATGTGAAGCGAGTATTTTGCCCGCAGTGCTGTAGTCTTCATGAATTTCGCATAGAAGACACAGAGCGGAGTGGAGAGATAGACGGAAAAGAGTATACATACCTGTGGCAAGAAGCCTATTGTTGCCATTGTGGATCCAGTGTGCTAGTTCCTGGATTATCGTCAGATAACACAGACCGACTTGTCGAAGCTATGCGCAACGCAGGTGGGGATCTGTAATATAGAGAGGAAGAATAGAGATGAATGACGAGATCAATAGAACAGATACTAATCTGTTAGCTACATACAACGGACATCCTGTCCCGAACAGATGCTTCAGCGACGAAGTACGAAGAGAAGGGAATAAACTTGTTGCAGTTTCAAAGCCATGCCCCAATCTGAAATCCGATGGAAAATGCAATCTACAGAAGTGCAACAAGATTATAGAATAAGTACAATGTGAGCTCATATTGACATGTAACTTTATCGAATCAACTGCGATAGAGGAGGTGTTTATATGAAGTCTACGGAAATTTTTATTCACAGCATCTTATCTAGAATGACTGCGATACTATCGACGGATCAGCTCAGCTCACTTCGGGAGGCCCTATCAGATGAGTTACGTCGTGCAACAGTGACGTTTAGTGACAACTTGCCTTCAGCTGAGATAGATCCATTCAATCAATTACTCAATTCATATCTTGCCCTTAGATCCATAGAAGGGCTGACAGAAGGCACGCTGATTCAATACAGATCAGGCCTCAATCGATTTTCACAGTTCCTAAACAAATCAATCCTAGATACAACTAAAAATGACGTGCGGTGTTATGTTGCATTTCTGTCTCAGCAGATGAGCAAGACATCGGTATCTAATCAGCTCTGCTACATACGTCCTTTCTTGACGTGGCTTCATGATGAAGGATATCTTCCGACTAACCCAGGCAAGAATGCAGTAACCATCAAGCCGGAGCCTAAGGAGATAGACTATCTCAGTCCTAGCGAGATAATTGACATACAAGATGCAGCTTCGTCTCTAGTTGAGCGAGCTATCATCAATCTGCTGTTCTCTACTGGGCTTAGATGTGGAGAGGTTCATATGTTGAATCTCAGTAACTTAGATGTATCATCAGGCCAGATTACACTGATAAGTGAGAAAAGTAACAGAGCTCGTACTGTATTCTTAACTCCAAGAGCAGCGAAAGACGTAGCTGCTTACATTGCAAGCAGAACAGACTCACTCCCTTATCTATTCATCTCGAAACGCAAGTCAAGAATGCCCGATGGATCCACGGAATACACTAGAATGAGTGTAACGACACTAGAGGATATAACTAAGTGTGTAGGAAAGCGTGCAGGAGTGTCACGGGTGCGCACAACAGTGCATATCTTCCGGAAGACGTTTGCAACGTCTTTACTGAATAACGGATGCCCTGTAGAAATCATACAGGCCCTTCTGGGGCATAGCAGTCCTGAAACTACATTAGGTTACTATGCTAAAATGACCTCACGGACCGTGAGGGAGGCTTTCGACAGGTACATTCAGATAGTCTAACCCAACCTTTAATAAGATTGAGATAGAGTAGAGGGCCTGAGAAACCCGTAAGCTCACACGCAAGAATATGTAACATAAATACTATATGGAGGTATAGATATGCAGATTACAGTAACTTATACAGCTATTGCTGCTCCTGCAGGTCAGCCTGTAGCTGAGATCGCTGCCATGTTTGTTCCTACAAACGCTGCTGCTGATCTTCCTGCATTCGATGGTACTTACTATGATACCAACGTAGCAGGCTTCGGCTCTACTGGTGCTGCTGAAGCATTCATTGCTAACAGTGTTGCTCATCCAGGTCTCGTACTTGCTCTTAAGCGCGCGCTTGAGAAGGGTACTTACACCTATGAGACTGATGACAAGGATGAAATCGCTTACCTTGAGGAAGTAGCTCCTGCAGTTGCTGATCAGGGATTCGCTATCACCATCGGCGAGTAGTATTATCAGTGCAATTTGAGACAGCGGTGCGCTGATTATCAGCACATCGCTGTTATCTTAAGTCGAAATTCGACAATGAAACATGATCTATCTTAGAAGGGAGGCAATTATCATGACAATGAGCGAGATTGTAGATCAAGTTAGTTTCATGCTAGGTCTTCCTGCTAATGATAATGTAGAGAACTTGCAGATCGAGAAAGCTGTTACTATCGCGTTTCGCGAGCTTAAGCGATATATCAAGACGCCAGTAGAAAAGACAGTTCCGTTCAGTAATCGTATCGACCTGAAAGAAGTAGGAATCGAAACCGTGAAGGTGTTGAATGTCCAAGCTGCTTATCCTAGAATAGGCCTAACAATGAGTTCAATCGACAGCGGTAACGTATTCCAAGTAGCTGCTTCAGTAAATACGTACAGCGCTATTGGCAACACGACATCCATCAACATTGATCCGATAATGACGGAGATGGCGATGGCGCAAGTCCGCAACACGTTATCCACTGATTTCCAGTGGGATTATGATCAAGATAACCAAGTTATCTACTGTACACACAGAGATCCACGGCCTGCAGCTGTTACTATCAGATATGTTCCAGATTATAAGGATGTATCTGAAATCAAGAGCAACACATGGATCGACTATCTTATCCGAATGAGCGAAGCTAACATGAAGAAAGCGTTAGGTAGAACCCGTTCCAAGTATAAGATTGCTAGCTCAAATGTAGAACTTGACGGAGATATCCTTCTCCAGGAAGCTAATACAGAGCTTGAGGCTATTCGAGCAGAGCTAGAGGCCAAAAAGAACAAGTTAATTATTCTAAACTAATTGGAGGTACGTTATGTATATTCAGAAATCTTCTAAGAAGGTAAATACCCGTAGCCGCAAGATCAAGGCTGAGGATGAAGTAATTGTTGATGACGTTCAGGACGATGCAGGCGAGGTTGAGGTAGCTCCTGAAGCTACTGATCTGCTTTTCGAGGCTGAGGACGTTGCAGAGCTCATCGCTGAAGTTACCGGCGAGGATGTAGCTGTAGAAGTAGACGACGACAAGGTTACTTTCGAGGTAGCTGATGACACCTTCGAAGTAGTTCCTGAGGGAGATGAGGAGATCTTAGAGGCATCTCGCAAGGTACTCAAGGGCAAGAAGTCTGTTAAGGCATCTCGCAAGGTTGTTTCTCGCCGCCCAATCCCGCGCCGTAAGTAATTACCGCTATCAAAGCTAGCGGCTGCCGGTTTCCCCCGACCGCTGGTTTTGTGAATACAGTCGCCTGTGGGAATGACCCTGCAGGCGGCTTTTAAGTTATGGAGGACAAACAATGAGTGATGTAGACAATAAGACAACTGTAGAAGCAGGAGTGCTTTCTAATTTAGTTGATCTATTCTTCAAAGGGATGGGGAAGATCTTAGATTACGCAGCAGAATATCAAGAGGAGATGGGTGTGCTCAAATCCATTACACGAATGCCTGTGGCAGACGCTGATGGAGAAGAATACACATTCGTAGTGAAACTATCTCCTGTACGTGATAAGGAGAATACATTCTATGTAGAGTCTGAGGTCCTTGATAGAGAAGATAAGCCCGTATCTGGGTTCAATTTAGATGAAATAAATAAGAAAGCCCTTCTTATCAATCGTCAGAATCAGTCAGAATTCGACAAGCGAATTGAGCAAGTCCTCAAGAAGAACAAACTTACAAGAATCGACAAAAATAGCGAAGCTGATGAATACGACATTGTAGCTGCTTACGCAGACGATGAAGAGCATACAGTTACTATTCATGTCACAGAAACCCCTGTCCAAGGTCAGAAGGACAAATTCGTCGTAGACGTGGATCCAGAAGAGCCGATTGTAACACCGAAATTCAATTCTGATAAGGTGCGACGCTCTTCTGAAATTGATGATGCCATTGACAAATGGCTGGAAGATAATGGTATGTTTAGATTGACGGAGGATGAGATGATGGAGAATCCAGCAGAACAGGAAAACATTCCAGCAAGCAAATCCATTGACGTAACACTTCGCAAGATAACTGCATCTAACGAAGTGGAGCTAGTAGCATCTAAGATAAGATGCAATGTAACAGCAGCAGCTGATATGCTCTCCGAAGTAAGCTACGCAGATGATTTCCTCGACCAGCTTACGGAAGAGCCTACTACATATCGCATCACAGAGTACGATGATGACTATGATGTAGAGAAGTTAGATGAAGACATCGAGCAAGAAGATGTCTTGGGTGAGTTTGCATCTATGGTCAATGCATGTAAGACCAACATTGACTACGTGTTAGACGCGCTTTCATTAGCATCTCCTGACGATTCCCCATATGCAATCAGTAGCCCACGATACGCAGCAGAGAGCATGCTTGCAAACGTCAAGGAGTGGTACTTCGCAAAGAATAAGAAGTACTTGCCAAATCCTATTCCACCAACCGACGTAGTTGATCCTATACAGATTGATGCACCGATAACACGTCCGGAAGATGCATATCCGTATATGCGCATAGCATACACGCAGTTCGAAGATGTACTCAATCTAATGTATCCGAACCTAGAGCATCAGCAGCAAGCTGCTATCGACGACGCTCTATTGACAGTAGATCGAGTACTAGCAAAAGTAGGACTTACAGTTGAATAATCTTCCTTTCTATACATAATACTTTTCACCATCGCAATCAGGAGTAGCGCAGAGATGTGCTGCTCCTGTTTTGCGTAGAAATCGTTATGTATCGACACTAAGAAGGGAGGCAAATAGTATGCGTGTAGAAGATACAATTCGGCAAGAGTGTTGTGAATTCCATGAACCAGATGTGCTGAATACTTACATCCACGGAGGAGCTGCAGAAGTTGTCCTACTAGCACCTTCAGGAAAGTGTCATAAGTATGCTTTCTTACGGCCTACAGACCCCGGTGAATTTCCGGAATCATACATATTTGTATTCTCTGTAGGGAAGGACCACAAGAATTACATCGGGCTGTTAGATGGCGATGAATTCCGTCTAACTAAGCGATCAAAGTTCAATGACCGTACAGAAGTAGTCAGAGGAATCAGATACCTAGTCCGCATGGCTACAGAAGAGGAATTGATCCATACGACTCCGATGGTTGCATATCATGAAGGAAGATGCGGTAGATGTGGCCGAAAGATAACACAAGAGCAATTCTGCAAACGCGGTTTCGGAAAAGGATGTTGGCGAGCTTTAATGAATAGCGAAGATGTGGGCACACAATCAGTACCTTTTCAATAAACTAGCAGACCAAGTAGGCAATAGATACTTAGCTGTCAAGTTCCTAGCACGTGCATCTAGAAACTTAGCTCGCAACTATGATGTATGCGCACTTGAATCAGAACTGCTTACTTGGGCACTTACTGGAGACCTACCTGATTTGACTCAGCGGAAGTATCAGTCGCTTAGGAGCCAAGAAATATACAACCTCTACGATACGATGAGCTACGTACAGGACAAAGAAGTAGTAGATACAGTCGTAGAAGGATACAAACAATCAGTCAAAGCCCATCACCTTTTATATCACCAGAATCCTAGCCTAGATGAGTTCAGGCAAGGAAGGGCAAACATATTGCTCAGGATGGTCTGGGCAATGTAGATTGGAGGATATATTTCATGGCTGAAAAAGATACAGAAAAGAAAGCAGCTGAAGCTAAAAAGGAAGAGCCTAAGAAGGCAGAAGCAAAGAAAGCTGAAGAGAAGAAAGCTGAAGCTCCGAAGAAAGAAGAGCCGAAGAAAGCTGAGGATAAAAAGGCCGAGGAGAAGAAAGCTGAAGCTCCTAAGCAGGAAGCTAAGCCTGTAGAAGAGAAGAAGGCCGAGGAGCCAAAGAAGGAAGAGCCAAAGAAGGAAGAACCGGAAAAGAAAGAAGAAAAGAAAGAAGAGCCGAAGAAGGCTGAGGAAGAGAAGCCAGCTGAGGGCAAAATCGAATTTGTAAAGCGAATCCGCATTTACACTGCTCCGTCAGCTACACTCCCGCCAGTGATTTTCACAGGAAATGTAGTTGTTGGTGAGAAAGTCAATGACGAGATGACTCGTGTAGAGTATGTTAAGGCCGGATTCGGTAAAGTTGTTGGTTACACAGACCAGATTTAATCTCTGGCGTGTCTTGTTAACTCCTAACGTAGAAGAAGTAGCTGAACCTTTCATAAAGGTGGAGCTACTTTTTCTATGTTTCATGGTATTTTGGGGAAGGAGGGAACACAAGATGAAGTCAGGAAAAAGAGAAAAGCGACACAAGAGATGGACATTCTTCCGAGACAACGCATCGCTGCTTATAGTTCTACTATCATTCACAATAGTTTTAGCATTCAGTGTTGTTGTCCTTGTGTTAGCTGGCAGGGGCCTTGAAGTCTCTGCAACATTGATTGAGCAGTTTTTCCGATTCTTTGGATTCGAACTTCTTGCACTTTCTGGAATCAAGGTAAGCAAGAATGTACGTATGATCTTCAATCCAGAATCCGAACCTGATCAATTAGACGAATCAATGATTGATGAAAATTCTGAAATAGGAGGTTAACTATTATGACAATGGTATCTTTTCTTACAATGTTGTCTGCATTCGCAGTTATCTCTGGTCTAGTTGTAGAAGCAGCTAAGAAGATTGTTCCTACACTCACAGAGAAGAGCACTAATATTGTTGCACTTGTTGTAGCATTGATTATCGGCACAATAGGCACTCTTGTTTACTATCAGCTCGGAGCGATTCCGTTTACTGTTAACAATATCATCTACGCTGTTCTGATGGGATTAGCAAGCGGTCTTGTTTCTATGGTAGGCTATGATAAAGTGAAACAGGCTATTGAGCAGTTAGGAGGTAAATAATATGTCAACAATTATTGGAAGCGCTAGAATAGACGAGCGTGGAAAAATCAGCGGAGGAGCTGCTGGTGACTCTAAGCAGACTAGCACTCCTGACTACAGAGGCGAAGTATCCATGCAATCGTTTTATGTGCATAGACAGGGCTGGTACATTCTGCGCCCGAAGTCAGATTCTATTGCACAAGGCATTGCAAACGCAATGGTAACTGCATGCAATAACAAGAATCTCGGATATGATCAGAATCAGAGATTAGGAGTAATCACACACGGCGTCGGCTCTACTGTCCGCACGGAATGTGACTGCTCTGCTCTTATTCGTGCTTGTATCATTGCAGCAGCTAAAGTAGATGTAGGTAACTTCACTACTGCAAATGAAGCATCTGTGCTCACTAAGTCCGGATTGTTCCAGCCTGCAGTCAAGTTTGTATCTGAGTCAAAGACTCCGTTGTACACAGGTGATGTCCTTGTAACTTGTACCAGAGGCCATACAGTAGTTGTAACATCTGGAAAATCCAGAATTCAGCCCGCACCCGCACCGGCTCCGTCGGCTAGCGGAAGCTACTATAGCAAATATACAGGGCCAAGCGGATCCATTACAGTTGCACTTGCTGCAGTAGGTGAAAAGGACACATCCATGACCAACCGCAAGAAGATCGCAGCTGCTAATGGAATCAACAACTATTCCGGAACATCCGATCAGAATATCAAGATGCTCAACCTGCTTAAATCTGGAGCTCTTAAGAAAGCAACTGGATCATCTTCATCGGGTACTACATCTAACAAGTATCCTAAGTATACAGGTACATCTACAAGCATCGTAACTGCTCTTGCAGCGGTCGGTGAGAAAGATACATCTATGACTCACAGACGCAAGATTGCAGCAGCTAATGGATTCACCGCATATAGCGGCACACAATCCCAGAATACTAAGTTAGTCAACTTACTCAAAGCAGGTAACCTCATGAGGGCTTAGGCCAAATCCTTCCCCTAGGCACTTGTTAAAACGAGGCCCTAGCTTTAGTTGAATAGATACAGCAAGCTAACCCCAACGGCTTGCTGTATTTCTATGTTTGAAGAAAAATCGTTAAGTGATCGCAGAGTATATCACTACTATGAGGTCAACAAAGATGAATTTCAATCCAGAACAGTTAGAAGCAATCAATGACGACAGCCTGCACATCCTATGTCTCGCGGGTGCTGGTGCGGGCAAGTCAACAACGATGGTATCTAGAGTAAAGAGACAAGTCGATAGCGGAGTCCCTTACTACTCAATCCTAGTGCTAACTTTCACTAATGCAGCTGCATTTTCAATGAAAGAGAAATACAAGAAGCTTCCAGGAGTAGATCCAAAGCACATGCCCGAATTCAGAACATTCCACGCCTTCTGCTATTCACTGTTAGTGAAAGACAAAGAAGTTAGACGAAAGCTAGGCTACAAAGAAATACCTGACATCTGTGACGAGAAGGATATCAAGAAACTCGAATCACTAGTACGGCAGAAGACACACTGCACTGTTCCAGAAGCTAGACTAGAAGCATCTAACCTAACAGACAAAGAACAGTTTGAAGTAGATACATACAAGAAAGAGCTCAGACGACAGGTCAGAGAGCAGAATATTATCACATTCGATATGTTATGCTATAATGTCTGCGCGTTATTCGAGAAGGATGAAGAGTGCATCAAACGATACAAAGAGCAGTATAAGTATATTGTTGTAGATGAGACTCAGGACATGGATCCGAAGCAGTTCAGATTTGTAGCGTCATTCCCGGAGACCTGCCATGTTTACCTAGTCGGCGACGTCTTGCAAAATATCTATCAATTTCGTAATTGCACAAATGAATTCATTAAGATGCTATCAATAGATCCGACATGGAAAGTATTGAAGCTTCATTCTAACTATCGATCTACTAGACAGATATGCGAATTTGCTAACAGATTCAGCAAGCGATACGCAGATCCATCATATAGAATCGAGATGGAAGGACAGCGAGACGGGGACAAGGTAGAAGTGATTTACGGGTCACATTGTAACTATAAGTCACCTGTCGATAAGAACCACCTCGATATGCTGGTTGATCGCCTCAAAGAGAATAACAAAGAGGAGTCCGCCATACTTTGTCGTACAAACAATGAAGTTAAGATGATCAGCCAGAGATTACGTGAAGAAGATATACAGTTCAATTCATCTACTAAGTTAAGCGATGTTCTTGAGCTTCTCAACTGTGCTCTCGACAATGGATACATGATGGATTGGTTGTCAACATTCCTTACATCAGAGGAGTATGCTAATTACATTCGACTTAGCGAGATTGAAAAGAAGGTTGACATCCGATGGTTCCTTAAGAATTATGGATCCAAGGAGCCTATCAAAGGGCATAGCCAGAAGATCATTCAGATTAGAAAGTACCTCAACACAGGAGAAGATTCCGCAACTAAGTTTAACAATATCACCAAGCTGCTCAAGATTAAGACCAAATGTAAATTCGACAAGAAAGCCGAATACACTAATCGACAGTTGCTAGAATCCATTAGAGACCAGATAGAAGAACAAGAAGGCAGAAACATCTACGTAGGTACTATTCACTCAGCAAAGGGACTTGAGTGGTCTACTGTCTACGTCATGGGAGCAGATGACGGAATGTTCCAGCTGAATTCAGAAGAGATGAAGAATCTATACTATGTAGCAATAACAAGAGCCAAGAATCACTTAGTAGTATTTAGAGCATAGAGTTAGGAGGAATATTACATGAACTCAATTGATATTGTACCAGGAAGTATGACTGAAAAGCTTCTGACTAGTATATCTAGACGGCTTTCAGGAAGAGATGATTGCAAGGACGAAGTATACATCGTCAAGATTGACTATCGAGGTGTAGTCATGAAGCCTGTGATTACTGTGTATCCGAATCGTTATCATCGACATGAACACGATAAGCTAGACATAGTGTCGTGGGTTCATCAAGAAGTGCTACCGAATATTAACTTATCACAGTTAGTCTTCGGAACATATAAGTACGAGAAACTAGGAAACAGCAAGAAAAGGAGTTGGCATAAGGTATGAAAATCAAATCAATCAGTTTCACAAACTTCCATCGAGGGGGCACATTTGTCTATCAGTTGAATGATGCAGCTACTTACTTCGTAGGTCCGAATGGCGCAGGAAAGTCTACTATTCTTGAAGCAATCCAGTTAGCACTGCTCGGATACATTCCAGGATATGCAAAGACCAACGAAGGAATCATGAAGCATTGCGTCAGCAACAACTTATCTGTTATCGTTGAGCTTGAAGGACGCGAGTCAGTATCCATCACACGTCAGTGGATTCGCTCAGGGTCATCAGTCAAGTCAACTGTAATAACTGATCCGGAGCAGTACAATGTGGAGGACATCCTCAACGAAGTAGAACTTCCTATTTACAATTTCAGTGAGTTCACTAATCTGACAGCTAACAAGCTGAAGGAGTGGTTCATCAAATTCCTGCCTAATGAGGCTGGCGACATCGACTGGGATACAGAATTATCAGAATCTCTTTCCGATTCTGCTATCTGCTCCCCTACATTGCTTGAGTCAGTGAAGATCATCATTGACGAAGTAACAGAATCCGGAAAGGAAGGAATTGACTTAGTAGTCGGCGTTAACGCTAAGCTTAAAGACGCTGTGTCATTCAACAAGGGTCAGTTGCAGCGTTTGCAGGGCACAATCAATTCACTTGTCCACTATGACGACACAGACAATGACGACGAAGATGAGATCAATGAATCTATTGCTGCATTGACTAAGCTCAGAAGTGAAGTAGTCCAGTGGAATACACAGTATGAGCCGATTCGAGAGAGAATCGCTAACATGCTGCTGCCTGCGAGTCGTCCAGACGAGGACCAGGAGATTATTGAGCTAGCTACAACCGTAACTATATTAGAGAGGAAAGAGGCTGATTTAGGACTTAAGATCGCCGAGCTACGCAAGGAATATAATGAGAAGTCTGCTGAGTATGCTCAGGTAACTGCTATTCGAGACTACACTTGTCCATACACAAAAGAACAGTGCGATAGCATTAAGGCAATGTTCGAAGATAATCAAGCTAAGGCCAAGAAGATCTACGACGAAGTAGCTGCACTTACAGAATCCATCAATGCTCTTCAGCAGGAGAAGAATGCAATCTCACGTGAGTTGATGGCTGCTCAATCTAAGAAAGAGAACAAGGAGAGCCAGTATCGTACATTAGCTACTTATCAGAGTATGCTTAAGGATGCGCCTCAGGCTGCTCCGTCCGACAGAACCGTAGAGGACATTGACGCAGAATTAGCTTCACTCAACGAGCGAGTAAAGAAGTTGGGTGCGAATCGCATGTTCAATGAACTCAGTGATAAGCTAACTAGCGAAAAGTTTGAGCTTGAGAATGATATCAAGTGCTTGAATGATTGGGTCAAGCTGACAGGCGCTAACGGATTGCAGAATCGCCTCATTGCAGCTCCATTCAGCCAGTTGAAAGATGACATGACAGACTACTTGACGAAGTTCTTCAAAGATGACGTAGCTGCTGCATTCAACGTAAGCGAGAAGAACAACTCATTCAGCTTCGGAATCACTCGAGACAGCAAGTATGTTGAATACGCATCCTTATCATCAGGAGAGAAGTGCTTATTCACTTTAGCAATGATGAATTGCTTGCTGAAGTGTTCTGGATGTGATCTCCAGGTAATCATTGTAGACGACTTATTGGATCACCTTGACGGAGATAACGCTACTCAGTTATTTGATCTCATTTCATCACAGCATGGCGTACAGTACATCCTTGCCGGAGTACAGCCTTGCGCTACTGCTTCTATTATTCAGGAGGTGTAGGATGAATTTCCTAGAGAAGGCTATCAAAGAAGCTTCGCAGGCCTATTATAGCGATGGAACATCGAACGTCTCCGATGAAGAATTCGACCGAATGTTAGATGCTCTCAAGGAGCAAGATCCAGACAACCCACTGCTAACTGCAGTGGGTCATGGTTATGATGTGAACAAGGATACAACCGCTGGCGAGAGAGTCCGCCATAAATACGCAGAAGCAGGATCACTCCCTAAGTGTCACAACTATAAAGAGTACAGCTCACTTGTGGATCCGTCTACAATCAAAATAGCATCGCTGAAGCTAGACGGAATGAGCGTAGTCCTCTATTATGAGAAAGGGAAGCTAGTCCGTGCTCTCACACGAGGTAATGGCATAACAGGAATTGACATCACAGATAAGGTCAAGATAATTGACCCATCACTGGAGAGTCTGCGAGATGATGAAGTATTCACAGGCTCTGTTAGAGGCGAAATTCTCATGAGCTATGATAGCTTCGCAGACTTTCGGGAACTCCATCCAGACGCAGCTAACCCACGTAATTCGACTGCAGGATTGATGAATCCGAACCAGAAACCGGTAGATGACCTTCGATTCCTGTCGATTGTGGTTTATACACAAACAGGCCAGGAATTTACGCCTGACTGCATTTTACCGTCACGATCACCTGATTACGACACCATACTCGGGTGGCTACAAGATAACTTCAACAAAGTAGTACCGCATAAGATACTCAATCCATTGACCAACTCAACTCTCATTTCCTCTATGGAACATCTCAGAGAGATGTGGTACGGTGTGTATCCAGCAGATGGAATTGTGTTAGCCGATATTCACACTAAGCGAGAAGGTACAGCTATAACATATGACGCAGCTGCTTATAAGTTCCCACCTGAAGAGAAGACGACGACAGTCAAAGGAGTAGAATGGACTCTCAGCAAGACGAAGTACCTTATCCCTAGAATCAACTTCGAGTCTGTTGAGCTTGCAGGGACAGTAGTAAGCTGGTGCCACGGCGACAATGCTAAGAATATACTTGATAGGCAGGTAGGCACAGGCGCTGTTATCAAAGTAAGTAAGGCAGGTGAGATTATACCACATATGACTCAGGTTCTACAAGTGGCTACTGATTTTTCACTTCCGCGAGTGTGCCCTGCATGCAGGACGGAACTTGTATGGAATGGTGTTCACCTAGCGTGCCCTAACCCAGAGTGCTCTGACAGTAATATGCAGGACTTGCTTATCTGGTGCAAGTGCTTATCTCCGTATTTTGGGCTGAGCGATGTTCTGATGAAGAGATTCTTCTTGGATACATTAGGTAGCAATCCATCTGTTGAAGATATCTATTCACACGGAAGAATAAACGTTACAGTAGATGGCGGAGTACTCTACACTCGATTTGTAGAAATGTACAATGCGCTCTTCGATGGCCACTATTCACTGTATGATGCAATACTCGCACTTAACATTCCACGTCTCAGCACTGTGAATGCAGCGAAGCTAGCTAAGTATCCTGACTTAGTTAAGGATCTAGCACATGGATTCGACATACATGTAACAGACAGTATGAAGAAAGATATTGGAGTAGCTAACATGCAGTCAATTGAGGACAATCGAAACAAGTTTAGTCGATTGCTTCTCATAGAGGATAAGATTGATTGGACTCCGATGGAAGCTTCATCTGACGACAAGAAGGTAGTCATCACAGGTAAGCTCAGCATGAAGCGCGCTGACTTCGAGGCACTACTTGCTGCGCATGGATTCAAATGTGCGTCATCAGTAAGCAAAGACACACTCTGCTTAATAACTGACGATCCGTCGTCCGGAAGCAGTAAGAATAAGCAAGCAGATAAGCTAGGCGTCCCTAAGATGACAGAAGCTGCATTCACTACACAGTACCTATCATAAGGAGGGCAAATGTTTACCGAGGTATTCTATTGGTGTGATCCATCAAAAGCGACAGGATGCAAGAAAACGACCTGCTCATATATGGGGGACAATGTGCACTTACTACATGCCCTGCATACGCATATAAACCAGTAAGAACAGACGAATGCTCATCTAGCTGGCTCACAGAGACATATCGACAGAAATTCCGGAAGAAGTATGAAGATGTAATGAATAGAAAGTATAAGCATCTGCAATAACCAGAGGAGGTACAGAAATGTACCTCCTTTTACTATGATCAACCTTGTACAAATACATCAATATTACGAGAGAGGTAGAATTATGTTACGATGTGCTATTTGTGGGAAAGTTATAGCTACTGAAGCCTACAACATGAAAGAATATGCTTACAAGAAGAGCGGAGTTTACGCTTGCTCTTGGACATGTTTCAACAAGATAACAGGAAAGACGCTGAAGGAGCTTAAGAAGCTCCGTGCACAGCAACAACAAGCACTGCGTGAGACTGTCGATCTTGTCGAAGAATAAAATCCAGGGCAGGACCTTGTATACTACCACGATAGGAGGTTTTACTGGATGAGAAAGATATTTAATGAAGGAAGATCAGTAGGTCTTTCTGCATACGAAATATACGTACGTCAAGCTCTATCAAACGACGCACACCCGGACATCCTTACGGAGCGTGAGTGGATAGCTGCTACTATGAAGAATGGAAGCTCAATGATATTGAAAGTAGCTGCAGGAACTCCTGCAGGTTACATCGACTTCCTTCTACCAGAAGAATCGTCATTATGCGCTTGCACAACTATTACAGCAAGCTTGTTCGATGGTGACATAATAACAGACGGAGGCCCGTGGGCTACGGAAGTGCTCAGCTACGGCCGCTTAATCAGCAACACAGAGGAGCTTCATCCAGAGACACCAGGAGGTGTGAAGACTCCTACATATCCTCATCCAGAAGTTATTCCAGAAGATTATGCAGAGAAGTGCAGAAACTACATAAAGATTACTTCCGGCCTTGCATTGCAGCCCGGCCAATGGACACGTACCCGCCATGCAGATCTACTAGTTACAGAATACGGTGATTACATCGTAACTGAGAATAATCAGCAGATCTTAGTGGAATATGGATCCGCTACAGGAAAGCGGCCATACATGAAGGTGAAACCTATCTTGTCATCTGCAATTCATACAGATGAGTGGGTTACTGAGGGTATTGAAGGTGACTTGGATCGTCCTATTCAGCCAGTAACAACTGAGGACGGCGAAGAGATCTTAATCGACTGGCGATTCGATACAACAGGAGCTATTCGACTTGCTATCACAGAAGAGATAACAACAGACGTGTTGATCTTGCTTTCAGGATTCTCAATCAAGGCAATGGTAGAAGGATCTGCTGGATTCTATCCGTCAGATACATCTTCTGCAGCCAATGGGGGATTCTTAGGACCAGAAGAGTACCCGTGGGGAACAAAGGTCATGCTCAATGTGACGACAGACGTCATGTATGTATTGTATCATGACATAATGAATGCGATAGGAGGCCACTAATATATGAATAAGATGAGTCCTGCGCAGACACTCAATCAAGTAGGTAGATATCTCTACAAGCACATTGATGGTGCAACTAAGATTAAATTCAGCGCTAATCAATGTGACGTCTATCTCACTATATACTACCAGAAGCGATACAGAGCAGAAACATTTGAGTCGATGGACATTGATATCAACTTAACTACGTATTCTAACAAGCTAAGAGTCAACGTCATTGAGATGGATGAGTGGGAGAAGACCTTAGGTAGCTTCACAATCAAAGAAGAGGAACTCGATAACTTAGCGTTTCTGAATGACAAAATCTATCAAAACGTCTGCAAATACATTGTGAAGGAGTATAGCGACTATGAATTTGTCTTCTAGTAAGCATCAGCCTAATTTCACAATAGTCCCACATGACGATTTGTATTTCATCGTATCGGGAGCAGACCTAGTATGGCCAGGCGGATTCGCAGACCGGGAGCTAGCTGAGAAATTCATCTCAGATAGACTCACTGCTTCTGAATCTATCGAATACGCTCCCGATGACATTGAATTCATTGTAGATAACTTCGGATTCCATTCATCTAGAGGTAGATGGATTGCATCTGCAGGAGATACAGAGCTTGTACTCGACTTAGGTGAAAACACAATAACACTCACTGCACAGCAGGGCAAGAATTCAACAGTCGAAACATTCGATACAATTGACGACTTGATTGTCGCATTAGAAGATTACTTCGGCGATGATATATTTGCCTCTGCGGGGATATGCGATAAGAAGTATACACAAGCGATACTAGCTGCAAAACCAAGCTCAAGAGACATGTCGAAGAATCTCGTACGTGTCAAGTCATCTAATCTGTGGTCATACGGAATCACAATGAAGGACAAGAAGGTAGGAGACGTAGTTATTCAGTTTAAGGGGAAGAACGGAGGTCCTGGAGACGTATATCTCTATTACGACGTTCCCGTAAAGGTATGGCAGGGCTTCCTTGGAGCTCCAAGTAAAGGTCACTACTTCTGGGTCAACATTCGCAATAACTACTGGTACAGAAAGCTTACAGGTGACAAGAAAGGCCGCCTGAAAAACGCAGTAAACTAACACCTTGTATTAACATAGATATCATTCACAGATTACAATAGTTATCTGAAAGGAGAATATAACATGTCAGTAAACATTTTCCAAAATAACGCGCTGAAGAAGATTGCGGGAAACTACGCAATTGACAGCAGCTTGAGTGCAACATCTGAAAACGCAGTAATGAATAAAGTAGTGACAGCTGCTTTAGGGGCTGTTGGTGTCGGTGTAATCGGCACACAAGCAGAAATTGAAGGGAAGATTCAAAGGGGCGAAATCGCACCTGGATCCATCGTACAGATCACTGACGACGCTGCTGATACCATCACAGGCCTCCAAGTAACTACATCTGCTGTGCCTGGACAGACTACAGTGGAGGGTGCATTATCCACGATAAATACACATTTATCGGGTTTGGATACAGAAGTTGATAGCAAGTTAGACGCAATCAAAGTTTTGTTCACTAATACAACACAAATCAATATTGGTGGTGGTCCGGGTTACATCTTCTTTAATATACGTATTTCTCCTACCTATATCATGCAAGTTGAATTTAATTATCAACAAGGAATTTCGTTGAATGTAAGTACCGATAATGGTGCATCTTGGACTACTTATTGGAGAAAGTAATCTTTACATCGCAGAAGAACATACAATCAGATCAGAGAGTCAGCTGAGCATCGCATCGCTCGGCGAGCTTGATCTGAATTTATCCAATTATATCTTTTATATATAATTTTTAAATTTTATCAATAGGAGGAAAAATTCATGTCAACAAAATATTTCGATGACAATGAACAACTAGTAGATATTGCAGGAAAAGCTGCAATGGATGCACAGTTGAGCACAACATCTACCAACGGTGTGCAGAACAAAATCGTTACATCAGCGATAAACGAGATAAATACACAATTAACGACTTCAAATGCAGATAATATTGATGGCAATAATCTTTTGGTTGGATACAAGAAAGGTGATATTAGAGAACTATTCTTTGCAGATTTAGCTCTGTCCATAGGTGAACAGGCGTATGTTGGTAGTCAGTATACACCAAAGAGAACCCTCATGTTTCCTATCGTGTCACTTGGAATCGGTACAATTACTTGTAGACTTACGACAGCTGGTGATATTGAATTGCTAGGTGCAGATGGTTCTAGTTTATCCGGCATACATCGATTGTTCGGGCATGTAATGTATTTGCATTAAAGTATGGGGTTATTTTATGAAGAAGAATAGAAAATCAAAGTCTTGTATCAACTGTCCTATTCCTAAGAAATCCGATTTATGCAAGCAGTGTGTTAATAGGAATTGAAATGAATTAAAGTAATCTTTACAGCATTATAGAACGTACCGCCGTAACCTTCTGGGCGGCGGTCTTAATAGAGAGGTCTTGCTACAGTAGACGATTAAAAATGAAGATTTGGTCGTAGGGCGCGACTAAGTAAAACAAAAGAAAGCCCACTG